TGTCCAAATCTACCATGATTAAAGACATGGTTGAAGAGGTTGTAGATGTAATTGGATTTACTGCCAAGTATCTTCCACGCAAGTACAAAAACTTAGATCCAGTATTTGGTGAAGACCCAACATCACATTTTGATACTGTTTGGACTTTTAATATCCTTATAGACGAATATCAAGATTACGGTGACATAGGAGATTTCTACTCTAAATTTGGTGTACAAGTGACTGATGAAATGAAAGTCACATTTACTAAAAAAGCATTTGCAGAACAAACAGTCGATACGACTGACGATACTCCTATTGCTGGTGACTTATTATACTTTGGTGACCTTGAGGCATTGTTTGAAGTAACATTCGTTGGAAATAATTCTATGTTTTACCCAACACCTGATGGACCACAACACGTTTGGCAGTTAAATCTCAAACCTTGGGAATACGGACACGAAGATATTAATGTTACAGATACAGAAATCACTGCTGCAGAAACTGCAATCGAAGCTGCCGTATCAAACGAATTAGGTATTCCTGATTGGGACGTTTTAGATGATGATGTTCTTAATTTTGAAGAAATGAATCCATTTGGATCAATAGGATAATATTATGTTTGGAACTACTTTCTATCATGGAACGACCCGCAAACTTATTGTTGCCTTTGCTTCAGTATTTAACAATATTCACGTTCAAAGAAAAGATGGTGCTAATGTTACAGACATTAAAGTGCCTATTGCATATGAGTCGCAAAAGAAATATTTAGCAAGATTAATAAAAGATACTAAAAAGAACCGTCAAGTCCCAAGAATGGGGTTTATAATGAACGGTATAGAGATTGATTTATCACGTGCTGGAAATCAAATGAATGAGTTGAGATTTGCCCACACAGACCCACTTAAAGCACAGGTTATGTACTCCCCTATTCCATACAACTTTCAATTTACATTAGATATATATGTAGATTATATGGATGACGGTCTTCAAATTATTGAGCAGATTATACCATACTTCCAACCAGATTTTAATATAGTTATTGAAGAGATACCAGAATTAGATATCGAACGTGACGTTCCTATTGTTCTTGGTGCTGTTACAATGACAGACGAATTTGAGGGTGATTTTGGTGAGCATAGAATTGTAAATTGGACATTAGATTTTACAGTTAAAGGTTGGGTATATCCACCTCTCAGGGAAGGAAAAATTATTAAGAAAGTCACTGCTAATTATAAACTTGCAAATGAAGATGATGATTTTGATTTATCAGACACTAATACAATTCTAGAACAAGTTAATGTAGAAGTTGACCCATTATCAGCAAATGTAGATGATGTTTGGTCTACAAAAGTTACAGCTGGTCACCCAGATAACCCAGACGATTCAACAGATGTTGACACAATGAGTGAAGTAAATTGGAACGTTGATTAAATTATGAGATTATATTATGACAAAGAAAACAGTAGAAGAAAGACTTAATGTTGAATTAGGGTTAGCAGACGATATTATTTCGGAATTTGAAAACCCAGTAGAAGTAGACGATACTAGAATTGTAAGTGCACGTAGAGAACGTGGACTGCCGCCTCGTGTTGAAGTGGACTCAAATCCACAAACTGGAGATTTGAATGTTGATTATGAGTATGCTAGAGAAAGTTTATACAATCTAGTTGAAAGAGGAAATGATGCCCTAGAGGGTATTTTAGAATTAGCGAAGGAAATGGAACACCCAAGAGCATATGAAGTTGCTGGTGGTCTTATTAAAACTGTAACGGATTCTACAATGGAATTGTTAAGGATTCAAGAGAAATTACAGGAAATGAAAGGGGAGAAGAAGACTGGGAAGCAAACGACAAATAATAATCTATATGTTGGGTCCACTGCAGAGTTACAGCAGTTATTAAAAGGCAAAGACATAAAATAAAGAAGAAATGAAATGGAAAAGAGAGTTAATAGTTTAGAAACCGATTTAGAATTACTGAAGAAGGATATGTCAGCTTGTCAAGCAAGCATTAGACAAGATATCAATCACTTGAAGGAAACTAAAGCAGAATTACCAACATGGTTGAAGAACTCAGCCGTTGGTATTATCTTTGCTATCTTTTCTCAAACAATTGCTTCTGTATGGTGGGCGTCTCAGATAACTGCAGGCCAGAATAATATGAGTGCTCAAGTTGAAGCAAATACTTCATTTAGACTTAGTTGGCCTGAGAAACATAATGAAGTTATGATAAAACTTACAGAGATATCAGTAGATAGTAAAAACATGAAGAATATGCTTCACGAAATTAAAAAATTACAAAACAACGACCACCCTCGTGGTCGTCAAACAGAGTAAACGCTCTTATATTATATTATGGCAAAAACAATGTATCTAGGAAATCCGTTATTAAAACGGGTTAATGTAGAACTAGACTATACCGAAGAAGAAATCAAAGAATACGTGAAGTGTAGGGACGACCCTATTTACTTCATCAAAAATTACATTCATATTGTAAACCTAGACCACGGTTTAATGAAGTTTAATTTATACGGTTTCCAAGAAGAATTAGTCAACGTATTATACAAAGAACGTTTCACAATCGTGAAGTGTCCTCGTCAGTCTGGTAAATCTCAAACATCTTTAGCATTTATGTTGCATTACGTTTTGTTTAATGCTCAAAAGAATATCGCAATTCTTGCTAATAAATCAGCAACCTCAAGGGAACTTCTAGGTCGTCTTCAGATGTCATATGAAAAACTCCCTAAATGGTTACAACAAGGTGTTGCCGAATGGAACAAAGGTTCTATTGAACTAGAAAACGGTTCTAGAATACTTGCTGGTTCTACTTCTTCAAGTTCAATTCGTGGTTATTCATTCAACCTAATCTTCCTTGATGAGTTTGCATTCGTACAGCAAAATATGGCAGAAGACTTCTTCCGTTCAGTTTATCCAACAATCTCTTCTGGTAGTGATTCTAAAGTAATTATTGTATCTACACCTAATGGTATGAATCACTTTTATAAGATGTGGTTAGATGCTGTTGAGAAAAGAAACACATATACTGCTTTTGAAATTAATTGGTGGGATGTTCCTGGTAGAGATAAAGCATGGAAAGATGAAACGATTGCTAACACTTCTGAAGAACAATTTAAACAAGAATTTGAATGCGAATTCTTAGGTTCTGCTGGTACTTTAATATCACCCGCTAAACTACATGCTCTAGTAATGAGAGACCCAATTTACATGAAGGAAGATTTACGTGTTTATGAAGAAACCGAAGACCAACATCAGTATGTAATTGCTATCGACGTTGCTGAGGGTAGAGGGCAAGATTTTTCAACTATGAATATAATTGATGTATCTGTCTTACCATTTAAACAAGTAGCAACATATAGGTCAAATGAAATTAGTCCTTTACTATTCCCACATTTTATTCTACAGGTTGCAACTGCTTATAATGAAGCAACAGTGATTATTGAATCAAATGGTCCAGGAGCAGAAGTTGCTAATATTCTACACTATGACCTCGAATACGTTAATACAATTAATGAGTCTGGTATTCATAGCAAACTCGGTCGTAAAATGACAAGTAGAATTAAAGCAATTGGTTGTTCTAATTTGAAAGATTTAATTGAACACGATAAATTAATAGTCAACGATATGGATACAATATCGGAATTATCAATGTTTATAGTAAAAGGGAAATCGTGGGCAGCAGAGGGTGGTGGTCATGACGATATGGTTATGGGTCTTGTTATGTTCGGGTGGTTATCTACCCAACCAGAGTTTAAAGAATTGACCGATATGGAATTAAGGTTGAAGTTGTATGCGAATAAAATTCACGAAATAGAAGAAGATTTAACACCATTTGGTTTTATAGATAACGGTACTGAAGAGGAAGAAGTATTTGTAGAGGATGGAGAAGTTTGGACCACCACTTTTAGTAATGATATGTTATACTAAAAACTTGAAAATTATAAATAATAGTAACGAAATAATATCATTTCGTGATTATTTAATTTAATATAGGAGAATGACAATGGGATTTCAATTAAGTCCAGGCGTCCAGACAAAAGAAATTGATCTGAGCACGTCTATCCCTGCAGTTGCAACCAGTTTAGGTGCTACAGTTGGTCGCTACACTTGGGGCCCTTGCTTTGATGCAACTTTAGTGGCTTCGGAGAGCAATCTAGTTAGTGTTTTTGGTAAGCCAAATGCAGATACATACCCATCGTTTCTAACTTCTGCAGCTTTTTTAGGTTATGCGAATTCACTTCAAGTGGTTCGTGTAGTTGATAATACTGCTACCAATGCTAACGCATCTGGTACTGGTCAACTAATTAAAAATGCTGAAGATTTTGAAACACAGAAAGATTCAGGTACTTTAACCGAAGGATTTTATGCACGTTACCCAGGAGCATATGGTAACGGTATTACAGTAGAAGCAATCGACGAAGCTGGTTTTGCCGCATGGGCACAAGCTGGTTCGTTTGATGCTGGTCCAGTTGCAACTAATTCTGAAATGGCAATTGCCGTTTCAGTTGGTGGTGTTGTCGCTGAAGCACATATCGTTTCTACAGTTGACGGAAATATGAACGCAGATGGTAATAACATCTTCATTGAGAAAATCATTAACGACACATCGAAGTTAATTTTAGCAGTTAATGCTAATGTTACTCCTGGTGCTATATCATTAGTATTTGCTGATGGTACTGACACAGGTGTTGGTGAAGACGATTATAAATTAGGTTGGGACGAATTAGCAAATGCTGATGATGTTGATGTTTCAATTCTAATTGCTGGTGGTGTTACTAATGAACCTAAAGCAATTGCTTATTCTGTTCAAAAGTATATGGTAGAAACTATTGCTGAAGTTCGTAAGGACTGTATTGCAATGTTATCTCCTGCTAAAGAAGATGTTGTAAATGTTGGTGGTGCATCTAATGCTGTTGCTAATGTTATTGCATCACGTAAAGACGTATCATTTAATGTTGCTTCATCTTACGGATCTTTAGACGCAAACTACAAGTACACATATGACAAGTATAACGATACTTACCGTTGGATTGGTTTTAGTGGTGATACTGCAGGTTTACTTGCATACACTGATGCTACTCGTGACGCTTGGTGGTCGCCTGCTGGTTTAAATCGTGGTCAAATTAAGAATGTTGTTAAGTTAGCATATAACCCTTCAACTACTTTACGTGACCAGTTATACATGTTACCAAATGGTATTAACCCAATCGTTTCTTTCCCAGGTCAAGGCACTGTGCTTTGGGGTGATAGAACTTTACTTACAAAACCTTCTGCATTTGACAGAATTAATGTTCGTAGATTATTTATCGTTCTTGAGAAAGCAATCGCAATTTCTGCTAAATACTTCTTGTTTGAATTTAACAACAAGTACACTCGTAGAAACTTTGTGAATATGGTTAATCCATTCCTTGCCGGAATTAAAGGCAAACAAGGTATGTATGACTTTTATGTTCAATGTGATGAAACCAATAATACTGGTGAAGTAATTGATGCGAATCAAT